ATTTTGAAATTGAACTGCATCTTCAAATGTTCTATGTAATTTAAAACTTCTTTCATCTTCTACTGAAACAAAATAACTATCATTATCTTCTAATCCACCAATAGGTTGATCACCAATAGATCTGTAAATGATTTCTTCTCCAGTTCTAAAGAAGTGATCTTCATCAGCAGTCAAAATATTTGAAGACAGATTGACCATTGCTCCGTCTTCAGATTCAATTCGGATGTTATGGCGATATGTTTCCATTACTGGATCTGCACTGCATACTGTGCCATTTCCACCATAAACTCTTATAGTTGGTTTAGTTTCATAATTAAATCCACCACTAATTACTAGAATCTCTCTAACAGATCCAGAAAGATTAAAGTGACCAGTAGCACCTATTCCACCATTATTAACTCCATCTGCAGTATCACCATCAAAAATATTTAATAGGGGTGGATTAATAACATCATAATCACCATTACCACTATTTGCAACATTTATCTTTGTAATGGGACCATAAGTTAAAGTTGTTTTTGATTTATAATTTAAAATTTCTACTCCATTGTTCAACATTCCAATTTTTCCTGGAACGGTCTCTACTTTAAAAGTATCGTCAGTAGGTACTGTAAATAGTTTAACACATCTCTTTGAAGATAATTTAAATGGATTATCTTCGTCTAATATTTTTTGAATATCAAAATAATCAACATAGAAGAAAGTATTGTCAGTTACATTTCCTGTTACATTAACATACCTTTTATTGTATAAATCAGTTAAACTTAATGATAGTTTTATATTTTTAGAATCAAGAACTGTTACATAATATTTTCCATTGTCTATGTTTAACCTATTGGTGTTTACTTCTCCTTCTTCATCTTCAAGTGGTTCAAGATATACAATAGCATCACCAGTATAGAATGGGTGAGTTATCTCAGATTGAGTAGGAGTTGCATCTTGTCCTACATTAACTATATCATTGACTGCATCATCAACAACATTTATAGTAAAAATTACTTTCTTTAAGTTTGTAGGTAATATTTCATTAGAATAGTTTGGTAATGAAGAACTCATTACGAAACAATTGTCTTCTAGATTTCTTGTCTTATATGTATTCTGAACATCGGATAAGAAATTTGATGCTTCTGGGAAGAATTTAAACTTTGCTCTGTTTAACTTTCTTTCGATAAAGAATTTTTTAGGATATGTTTTTAATGATAATGTGGTACGACCAGTTGCACTAAAATCTGGAATAGCAGTTTCTGATGTAATTACATAAGAAGTTTCTCCTTCCCTTGAAGAAATACTGACATTGTATGTTTCTTCGGAAGTAGTAGTTAAGAAGAAAATATCATTTAGTTGTAAATCAAATGTTTCACCAAAGGTAATTTGATACTTCTGTTCGATTTCACTTAAGACTGAAATTGATTCGATATTGTATTTTGGTGCAGTATTAAATCTCCATTTTTCAAATTTAGGAGAACTATTCTCTAGACCTAAACTATCATACTTTATTATATCACCTTCTTTAAAATTTCCCTCTTTTGGGAAAGTAATATTGTTTATAACGTTAGTAACTCTAAAATATACATTATCTTCTTCGAGTTCGACATATGCATATTTCTTTGTACTGACAAGAGTTCCTCTTGGAATTGTAAAATCGGCGTTACTTACACGGTAAAATTCGTTAACTGATTTACCATTGTAATCAATTTCTACTAATCCTGTATCTAAATATACATCTAATACATCATTTTCTTCAAAATTTATTGTGGAATCTACAAATAGATAATCATCAAATGTACCATCTAGATTCTCAGTATGATCTTCTGTAAGTCTGGTTGTTTGAGTTGTTTCAAATTTACCAAAGACTGTTCCTGACGCAGATATATCTCTACCCATGTCATTATCTAAACTTACCAAATAGTAAAATTTATCACCTTTAAAAAATCGTTCAACACGGGTTATTGCAGCAAATGCAGATACTGTGTCAGCATTAGATGTACTGTCATTATTTTTTTGTAAAAGTGTTCTATTAAGAATTATATCACTATAATCGATAGTATCATCAAAAGTGGATAGAACTAAATCTAAAGTTCTTCTAGTTCCAGAAGCAGAAGGTTCAAAAACATAATCAGATGGTCTGATTACTTCAACTTTTGTTCCATATAATGCACCAAATAGTATTTGGAACGACTTATCAGAACCTTTGGACTTATAAAAATCTCTAGTTTGCTTATAAAATAGTCTTTCATCTACAGATTGATCTAAATCTCTGTCTTCAAAACCTGGTGCAATTTGTGCTTTTAATTTATTGAAGAAAGTTTTTAATAATACTGAACTTAAATTAGTTACAACACCCCTATAATGATTCTGTGGTCCTGTTTTTGAGAAAACTAAGGTGCTATCATAGTTACTAACACCAGAAAATCCTCTTACACAATCTAAAAATTCTGTTTCTGTTTTAGATTTGTAAGTAATGATTTCATCACCAATTTTTAACAATCCGTAAGAAGTGGGGAATCCTTCAGTGCTTTCAACTACTAGAGTATCATCACCAATAAAAAAGTTTTCTAAAGATTCCGTGCTTTCTGGCGTTAAAAGTTGAGTATCAAGATCAATATACTTATCAATATTTTGCAAAAGATTATATGCACCACCATCACTTTCAAGTGATTCAAAATATTGTGTTAAAAATTCTTTAAATAACGGAAACTCATCATTTACAAAATCTGGAATTTGTGATTCCAGAACCTGACTGATCTTGATTCTAGTTTGATTTGACATTGGATACCAGTGAATCTATTTGCGAATTATGGATTTGGTTTCTTCAGGGAATATGAACCTAGAACCAGTAGGATCTGCACCAGATTCAATATTGTCTACAATCATATCAATACGACTAAATTCAGTATCAAGTTGTAAATATAAATCTTGTAAACCGATGACATCATTTGATAATGGAGTAGCTGATATTTGAATTACATTCTGTGGTAGAGAAGTAGATGTTATATTTATTGCAAATATATGAATCTCTCCTTTTAAATAATTAATTCTTCCAACAGTTTGTCTGACGATATTTTCAGGGACTCTTGCATCATTATCATTATTTTTGGGGGTTTTAATTAAAACAATATCACCTTCATCTGGATCATCAGCATCTGGAAGGTCTGTAAAATGAACACTATGATTTATTCCTGATACTGTAAACGATGTAGACCTAATATTTCCACCTTCAAAATCATCAGAATTAAAAGCATTTCCAAAACATAACTCATATTCTGCGAGTCTGTTGATAACACACCTCATATCTCTACGAATTTGAATTCTTGTTACATTAGAAGTGATTGATTTTTCAGAGTTATCTATTATTGAAAGAAGTTTTGAATGTTTAAATCTAGATCCATATGCATTTAGTTCATCACTGTTTGCATATGCTGATAAATTTGCAATAACTGTAGACCTAACAGCATCTGCAGAGATTGCTTTATTTGGATTGTAATAAATTATACTGGTTAATTCAATATATAAAAACTTTGTAGAGATAATTTCTGGTACAATACCTGCAACAGAATACTTTCTTAGTTCTCTTTTAATATTATCTTTTATTGCGGATGATAAGAACACACCCCGTTTTGGTTTTATAGCAATAAACACTCTACCAAACTGTGGTGGATCAAGTTCTTCACCACCAAAAGAGTTTAATGATTCTGCTTCTGGATATATTTTTCTTACGATTGCATTAAAATCATTAGCAGTAACTGCTCTATTTTGTGCTGCATATATCCTTCCAGCATAATTCTTAATAGATGTTGTTGATTCAATCTTAGAACCACCAATAGACGGTTCTAATGTTTGAACTTTTGATATATCTCTGGAAACTATATCTCCATTATTTGTTGTTAGATTTCCAATAAATTTAAAATTAGATAAAGTATTAGCAACATCTCCATTGGTAACAAGGTAACTAACTTGAATGACATTACCATTTGATAGTTTTCTTCCAAAAACATTATCACCAAAAATTAATTCATATCGTTCATCTTCAATTTCTTGAATGAAATATACTGTAGAATCTCCATCAATATCAAAAATAGAATCTGATAATTGATATGGTGCAGAATCACTAACAACACTACTGTCTTTTACACGAACTCTTAATGTTGTATAATCAATACCTATATTACCTAAGATAAATCTTTGACTAACTTGCCTATCATCAACAGTAAATTCTTCTTCAACTAAAACACCCTCAAATACTTCTAGGTTATCAAATAGTGCTGTATTATCAGAAACAAGTGCTGTAACATTATCTGGAACTGTAAAGGTAAAACTTTGTGCTGCAAATTGTGCAGATGCAATAACAGCAGATCCTTTTCTTAAAGTTACAGATCGTGGTTGGTTAGGAAAATCTCTTGTTGATACTGAGAATCTTACTTTTGCTCTTGCTGCTGTCTTGGATCGTGGTAGATAACCTATATTGCGAGCCAGAGACACTACATTCTCTCTTAGAGTGGCTCCATCTATGAATACCTCATTGGACACCATGTTTGCGTTGTAGGACGCTACATAGGTGTTATACGCAAGCATGTCAATGATGAGAGATAATGTTGATCCCTCGTAATCATAATCCGTGAAGTTGGTATTGGCACGAATGTAATCTTTAATCGAAGATTTGATATCTTCAAAGTCTAGATTTGCAAATTGCGTAATAGCAGCCATTTATCTCGTTGATTGTAGTACAAATGATAATTCTTCAGGAGTTACTTCAACTCCAATAATATTGTATTTAATTGTTACATTATATGCATTACCTTCATAATCAGGATTTACAGTAACACCATTTCTCAGTAATTCAACTCTTGGTTCAAACTGAGAAATTGTTCTAGCAATTTCATCTTTAATTTGATCACCAACGATCTCAGATATATTTTCAAATAAAAGACGATATACTTGACACCCAAGATTAGGTTGAAAAAATCTTTCACCAGTATATGTGAGTACTAGGTTACGAACTGATCTTGAAATTGCAACTTGATTTCTTAAAGTGACTACATCTTTACTTAAAGGATTTGGTTTAAGTGTTAAACTCGCATCCAAAAATCCTTTACTTAACTTTGGTATAGGCATTCAAATATACAAGTATTATCATCCTATTTATCCATAAAAAGAACCTCCCCGATCTTATTTGATCAGAGAGGTTTTACGGTGGTTTTTTCTAGAGAGAGAAACGCGGTCGGAGTTTTATAACTCTCTTACCGTCCTTGCCCACGATAACGTTTTCTTGCAGGATTACTACTACTAGCAGCAAACTTTGAATGCTTTCCATTACCTTGACGACTCTTCTTGGGTTTCCCAGGTTTCCAGAAACCGTCCTTTACTAGTCCTACTTTTGCTCGTACTGCCATGATAAATTTACTCCGTAGTTGAAATGATTTCTAATTCGTCTAAGTCAATATCCTTTTTTTCTTCATATTTCTCTAATGCCAACTCATGAAGAATATCTGCTGCTTCCTCATGAGTTACATTGGCATAGATCTTTCTGCCTTTATAAAAGATATTTAAGTCACTCATAGTACTCTTGTCTTTTCATGACCGACACGAATGCGTGGATCACACCAAATCTCATATCCTGCTTCCTTCGCATCAAGACAGAATGAGACATCTTCGCCACACATGTCTTGTACTGCACCAGATTCAAAGACTTGCATCTTAGGAGCAAACCAGGGATACTCTAGATTCTCAAATACTCCATTCTTAATCAATACCCATCCAAACCCTGTGTAATCCACTGTAAAGGGTTTCTTACGATTGGGTAGGGTTTCGATAGTCTCATGGTTCATTACACCCCCATTAGAACGGAAATCATCCTCTTCCAACCAGTGTGCAACAGAAGAAGTCTTACCATCTTCAGTGAGATACCATCCTGCAACTACTTCCTTCTCTGTACCATCAGCAGCTAATGCACTATCACATAGTTCCCAAAACTTCTGTGTGTTGAATACAATATCACTATCGATCCATAGTTGATAATCATACTCTAGTTTGCCGTCCCAGGGTTTCTGAGAGGGTCCTCGTAGTACATTAGCACCAAGTACCTTACAACGTGCAAAGTTAACCATAGATGAGTAATCCTGACTGATCTGAATACTCATGCTGTTCTGTACTAGATCAAAGCACAGTTGTACAAAGTTCTTGAGAAAAGTGAATGAACATCCTCTTCCAGGTAAGCAGAAGACAATCTTCTTACCTTTCATTCGTTCTTTAATTGCCTCGTAATCAAAGTCAGCAGCTGCACTCTTTTTCTTTGGTGCATTTGCCTTAACAGTAAATCCTTTTGCCATAGTTTTTGAATAACCTCAGATCAATTTTATCAGTGTCTAGTGAAAATGTCAAGTTGTCTATATATAGGTCAATATGATGCTTCTTGCATTGTTTGACTATTGTATGTTACTACCTCATAAGATAGATCAGATTCAGTATAGTTCGTTTGCATTAATCCAACAATACCCTTCACTGTATTCCAAGTAGTCTTGAATTCTTCTTCATTGATGTTTGCAAATATACATTGCGTTCCTGCGTAGATATGATATAGTTTTTCCATTGTGGAACCATTTTTTACTGAAAAATTTTTTGACGGATTTTTAAACCCATCGACGAATTATATATGCAACCTTCTGGGGACCCCTTTTTAGAAAACCTCTGAGGGTCATTTTTTATTCTCGGAAATTTTTTTTAGATCGTTATATCGAAGTCTGATTGTCACCTCTGTAGGTTAGGGTCTCTATGCTTTTTTATAACCGACCCCCATAATAACGACAACTGCTGTTGACGCACGAATAAATCTATGCTATACTCAAAGAGGGCAGAATGAACTGCCCTCAATGTTAATCAGAGACCCTCTTGAATAAGTTCCAGGATCTGCAGAAGTTCTGCACCAGTGTTACCTTGTGCAAGCATTCCGAGAGCAATTTGACGAGTCATGATAAGATAGAAAAGTGTTAGTTAGTGATGAATTAGTTTATAGACATAACTCAGGTCTATATGTAATTAATTTGTTAGAAGTTCCGGATAGTATTCTTGTGCTTCTGCAATAAGTTCGTCTACAGTATAATCATCATAATTTGCATCTAATTGATCAGCAACTAATTGCATCAATGTTTTTAGATCCATATCATCTAGAATCTGATCAATTAGATTCTGCTGAAGTTGGTCCCGGTCGATGATGTTGTCAGTCATGAGTTTGTGTTAGTTAAGGTGATCAGGCAAATGTATAACCACTGTGGAATTCTTCAGTCTTATATACATTTTTGCCGTTGATTGCACCGACGAACTTTCTTACATACCAGACAAAATCTTTCTGGAAAACTCCTTCTCCAGCAATGCAGAAATAATCGCAAAGTGCATTTAGTCTGCTCTTAGTTGTATTGGACTGCCAACCACCGTCAAAGATTGTCATGTCGTTATCAGAAACCTCAGCAATTTT